GTAATTAATCCTTTTGCATTTACTGTGAACGTTGGTATTGCAGTACTTGAACCATATGCCCCAACATTTGTATTAACAGTTGGTAATGTTAATGTAATTGCATTTGTTCCATATCCTGAAGCATCACCCGTGACAGTTATTGCCTGATTATTAGTTAAAAAAGTACTTCCAAAATTAGCTGTAATTACGTTACCCGCCTTTGAAATACTTGTCACTGCATTACCTGCCCCCGTGACAGTTATTGAAGTACTTGCGCCACTTTCTAAAGTGTTAATTCTTTTTCTTAATTGGTAAGTAGCGTTCGCATTCATAGTACTGGTTAAATCAGCATCACTGAACGTAGCATCGGTTGCAGCCAATAAATTAGCATAATTGTAAACAGTACTGATTAGCCCGCCACCAGTTGAGCCAGTAACACCCCCCGAACCATAAGCAACTACATCACCAGTTGAATTGATATTTCCATCAATCATCAAATTACCTGATGTTGAATCAACAGTTAAATGAATACTTTTTGAACCATTTGTAATAGTAACGCCGCCCGTACTTGCAACACCTGAAACATCAGCTGTGCCATTAAAATTTTGTCCGAAAATTAAATGTGAATTTAATAATGAACCTGCTGAACCCGTACTATTTTGGTTTAATGTTGGTATTGCATTTTGTGATACGCCCGTTATTAAACCTTTTGCATTTACCGTGAACGTTGGTACTGTTGTACTATTACCGAATGTTCCAACATTACTATTAACTGTTGCTAAATTATATACTGTACCTGATAAAGTTACATCACCCGTATATGTTGCAACTTGTGTGTTAACCCTTGCAGCTGTATAATATAAATTAGTTAATTCAGGAACAGCCGCTGAATTTAAAGTTTGAAATGTTTTATCGCCACGCCAATATTGCAAAGCTGTTCCACTTGTGATTGATGGTTCGCCACCTAATTGCGAAAGATTTAAGCCTAAATTAGTCCAAGTCGCACCATTATATATTTGAAGTAAATTTGATGCTGTATTGTAATACAATTGACCATTATTTGGACTTGATGGGGCTGTACTTAAATTCTGAATTGTCGCATTTAATAGCTGATTTTTATTTAAATCAATATCCATTAAAAATGTTCTTTTTGCCATATTCTTTTATTTTACTATTTTATTTTTTTATTAATTTAGATAACAATCGCCCGAAAATGCAGACGAAAAAGTTATTGTCAAGTTGTTTAAATCTATATAGTTTATTGCGCCTTCACATGCTGTATTAGCACTGTCTACAACTGTAACGGATGGATATTTATATAAATTATGTACAATTGTCCAAGTCGCCGACGGTACACCCTGAACGAATTTAAAAAATTTATCTTGAACAATATTATTAACTTGTGTTTGTAAATTTTCTATATTTGTTTGATTTGTGTTATTTTCACTTTCTAAATTTTCAATACTTTTAAACAACATATATCCTGTATACGCATTGAAAGTGCTGGTTAAATTTGAATCTGAAAAAGTACTATCATTTAACAAATTAAAATAGCTATAAACCTGTTCAATTAAACCACCGCCGCTACCTGTTGAACCAGTTACATTATCATCAATTCCATTTGAGCCAAAAGCAATAACATCGCCTTCACTGTACATTGTTTTATCAATCGCTAAATTACCAAATTCATCAACTGTTAAATTTACGGACTTATTTCCATTTGAAATATTTAAACCCTGAATTGTTAAAAATCCAGCACCATCCAAACCAGCGACATTTGTAATTGTATTAGATGTTGAATTTTGATTCTGAAAAATCCATCCCTCATTTGTTGCGCCTGTTGTTGTATGCAATAAATAAACTGCATTCTCACCCGTTACAGTGTTAAATGTTCCACCTATTGCAGTAGGTAATAGAATTACGCCATCATCAATTAAATCCGATGCCTGTTCAATTAATTCTAAATAACCTAAATTTGTACTGACACCTGAACCACCCCCAAAAGATGATATTTCTGATGTTGTACTTGTACTGGTATTTCTCTGTAATGGTATATCTCGTTGTGAAAAATTCATTTCTGTTTATTTTAAATGTATTATTTCTGCTGACAGGTTTTTTAAACCTTTTCAACAATTGTTAATAAATTATTGTCGTTATAGTAATCAATTGATTGCTTACTAATTACATATGAATCATTTGGAAATAACGAATAGTTAAATAATGTATAAGGGTAATAACAATTACCCAACGTTAGATTTAAAATTTTTCTTGGCACTGAATATTGATTGATATACTTTTCAATCACGTTATATTCTTGCAATTGTGATTTATTTAAAGATTTGTTAAATATACCTGTATTATACGCATATAGGCCATTATCATCTAATTCAATTACACTACTATAATTCATCCCTTTATTTGTTTGCGAACATACTTTAAAAGACAAATCACTAAATTTATCAATGTAATTTGTATTTATTATATTGATGTATTCTGTATCTGTATCATTATTTTTTTCTAAATTTGATTTAACCAGTTTAACAGAAAAATCTTTTAAAAAGACGTTGGTTGTTCTTGCAAATGATTCAACTTTTGCCCCTAATAAATTGGTGTAGTATGTCTGTATATGTTGCGGTGAATATAACGTTAATTCAATGTCTCCAATTAATTGATCAGATGACATTATTTGAATTAATTGACCAGCTACATTTAATTGTGGTTCATTCCTATTTGCTGTATTTGCAATATTAAACCATTTATTCATTAAATGAGTTTCAGAACCCATTGTAAACAGAATTTGAAATGTTGATTCTGTTGTAGTCCAGTTTGTGCCATTCCAGTATTTATTTCCGATTTGAAGCATTGCAGTTAAAAAAACAGCTGGATCGTAAACCTCTGTATCATCAGAACCCGCAAATGATGGATCAATAAAATATTGATTTGCCGCGGATGTCCAAAGACCTTCACCAGATATATTAATAAGATAATCATCAAATAAAAATGAATTATCTGGAATTGAACCAACTATCGTACTTAATACGGGCATTGAAATATTTTGACCTGATGTTGGCTGTGCTATCATATTTCTAACCAATTGTATGTAATTAGTATATGACAAAGTTGTCGGTGTTGGATCACTTAATTTATAATTTGTTTGTTGTGTGACAATTGCGCCGATATTTTGAGTTAAATTGCTTATTGTGATAGGATTACCAAGTGTTAAAGGATTCCACGAAACATCATCCGAATACCATATGTAATTATACTGGTCATGTGTGAAATATTTAACATTTTGTTTATAATTGTTGAAAACTGCATATAAAGCATCATTCCAATTGTGAGTGTTTGTAATACAATTAAACAAGTGATTAACATCAAAAAAATCTGGAATTAAACTGTCATTTTTATATAGTGATGTTGAAATACCTATTTGATTATATGTTGTATCCATTTCGATGGTACCACCATTTTGTTTAAAAGAATTTGATGTAATGATTTGATTATCTGTTAATGTTGTTGCTGTTGTTGTATAAGTTGACCAATTGTTTGAGGTTGAATAAACTGTATAATTTGTATATCCATTTTTTAAATAATCATAGTCCAAAATGTAAACACTATTTCCAGCGGTTGTTATTGTATAACCAAGAAATTGCAATAAATTACTTAATACATCCTTATACGTCATTGATGTTTCAACTATTGCGGCTGTTGTATCGGTTGCGTAAACTGCATCATTATTAAAAAAATTTTCTTCCGCAATAAATAGTTTATTGAAAATATTGGTTATACAATAACAACTATTTAAGCTGTTATTTTCATTGATATAAATATTTGAATAACAATTGCATTGACTAATTATATGAATTAATAAATCCTGAAAACTTTTGATTTTTTTATTATCAGGATCAATTTTTAAGTACATATAATTATCAAGCGTTGACAGGGCGTCAATAGCTTCCAAATCTAATTTTTCATACTGATTTTCAAAACCTTGAGTATAGATGTTGGGTGTAATATAACCGACCCATTCAACCGAATTAGTATTTAAATTGGTTAATGTTAATTTTGTGCCCTGTGCAATTGAACTATAAATATCAAAAAGTAGTACATCCGTTATAATACTACACGTTGCGTTGCTTAATTTCAGCGGGTTGTAAATTGTACTATCTGCATTATATTCAACTTTAAATGGTTCCCCTGACATCATTATTTCAGTGGTGCCAGTGGTGCCATTATTAATATCTATTTGATAGAGTATGTTATTTATATTTTTAAACTGTCCTGTATAGTTCATTATACTTTTGCTTTGATATTATTATAATTGTTAATTGTTCCAACTAAATCCTTTCCTTTTAACACAAATGTTACCTGCCCGCCACCAGAATTTTGATTATTTAGTAACTTATTTTGTTGATTTTGGTTTAATACAACTTCACCAGAATTTAAGCCCGCGATGATTTTGTCACCTGTATAACTTGAACCACCGACAACACCACCATCGGCAAATTTTGGTATTCCTGATGCCATTATTGCAGCGTTAAGAACTCCAATTTGAGCCAACGCCAAACCTTCCCCGACAAAAGGTATTGCAGCATAAGACGCGGCACTCTCCGCGGCCATTTCGGCACTTGAAGCGGTTGTTATTGCAACGGCTGCAGGTACTTCAATTGCTGCTGCTGCAACCTTTGCGGCTGCCAATGCTCCTATATTTGTTATTTGTGTTGCTGTTGTTGTTGTATCTATTGTTGTTAATACGGTTTTTGCGGCTCCTAAACTTTTTGTTATTGTTTCTAAACTTTGAATCATCTTTACAATTGACATAATTGAATCAATTGTATTCGTCATTGCATCCCAAACACTTAATATTTTTTCAAAACCTGTTGCATTGACATTTGAAAAAGTATCTTTAATTGATTTAAAAGATGAATATAAATTTTTAGCTGAATTTGCCATCTCTTTTATAGATGAATACGTACCTGTACTTAATTGAGTTTGTAAGTCTTTTACATCTTTCTTAACTTCCAGTATTTTTAAAGCCTTTTGCAAATCTGGTGCCTTTTTCATTGCATCATCAAGTAAATCAATTAATTCATTTGCTGAACCTTGAAATTTAGCTTTCAAATCTGTTAAATTACCCTTTGCATCTGTGATCTCTTTTATTATATCTTTGTCACCAATATTATCGACCAGTTCTTTTTGATAATTTTTATTTTGATCAATTACATCATTTTGCTTTTCAACATCATCTTTTTTGTAATCAAAAGTGTGATCTATCGCGGTTGCCGTTGGAATGGTAAATGTTTTATTTTCTAAATTTGATTTTTGGCTATTTAATAAACGAATTAGATTTTTACCAGATTCTGTTATTTCACCATTGGTTAAAATTTGGTTAATAGTACTATCAATTAATTGCTCCTGTGCCTTTTTAAAATCGTCGGCACTTGTGTTTAATATTTCATGTTTGAACGTTAATAATTTGATTTGTTTGATGTATTCAGAATTTACATCATCCAATTTATCATCTGATGTTATCTTTGGTTTATAACTTTGAATTTGTCCAAATATCTTATTATCTTTTGCCTCCGATGGTGTTAATAATGACCCTAAAGTATTTCGCCCATCTTCGACATGTTTATCAAAATCATCATTAAATTTCTTTTGGCTTATTACTTTATTATTGAGTAAATTATTTAATTCAATAGTTTTTTTAATGTAAGTATCCTGTGCTTTTTCAATATCATTTTGATGTTTTTGTGCTTCCGTTAATTCACCATCGCCAGTTGAGCCATCGCCATTTAAATCAATATTACCAGTCGCTTTTGGGGTTTTACTTTCAATTGCACTTTGCTTTTTTGTGATGTCAGTTAATACGCCCGTTAAATCATTGTAATGTTTTTGCTCCTGATTTATTTCATTTTGTTTTTCCTGTAAAGCTGCTTTCCAGGCTCCTTCACTGTCCACATTACTATTTGCATTTGTTGCGCCGTAATCGCCGCCAGTGTCGCCAGTTTTTCTATTTTTATACTTATTTTGTAAATCTTTTTGCTCTGATTTTAAAGTGTTTAAAGTGTTTGCGCTGGCTGTCTGTTTATCCTCTGTTGGTAGCTTTATGTCAACTAATTTTTGATAACGTGCCTGTTGTTCCAGAAAACCAAGTCTTTCTTTATATTTTGAATTTATGTCACCATTGATTTTTAATGTTTTTTCATCAATAGTGTAATTCGTGCCTAAAATCGTATTTAATGAATTTAAGGCATTTTTTCTGTTCTCATATGTTTCATTGGTACTATCTGCAATTTGTTTAAGACGCTGTAAATTTTTAACCTGTGAATCATTTTCACCAGCATTTTTAACTGAATTATTATAATCCGACCATACACTTTTTAATTCCTTTTGTTTATTAATATATTCAGTTGTCTTTTGAATTATATTAATTAAACCAGCTATGATTAACATCGGCGCGAATGCCGACAACGCACTTACAATTGATGTTTTTAAAGTAGTAAAAGCTAATTGAGATGTTAAGGCAAATTTTTGCGTCGCAAATTCCTGTTCAGCATAAGATTTTTTAGCGGCCAACGATTCATCTAAGTATCTTTTTTGTGATTTCTTGGTTAAATTGGTGCCCGCTAATTCTTCTATTACAGCGGCTTTTTCAGCTTGTATTGCCTGATTGATAAATGATGTTTCAGCGGCTGTTTGTATCTCAATATAGCCCGCTTTAATGGCTCCAAAGGCCTTTGCAATGATAACAGTACTTACTACATTTACGATTACATCCCCAACAGTTTTAAAATTATCAATAACCCATTTAAAAGCATCCTCAAATCCATTTACCAGTGATTTATAAATATTACCAGTTCCAAGTTTTGCTGTTAATTCTTCAAATGTATTACCGACCCGATTAAGCGCGCCTTCAATTGTATCTGAATCAACATCCTTAAAAGTGTCGTTAAGAACCTTTGCAAATTTTGGGATTACATCACTAGCTAATAAAGTATGCTGTTTCGCCATCTCTCTTAATTGGTCTGTACTTACTCCCAACGATTGAGCCATTAAGGTTAATGCTTCTGGCATTTCAGAACCCAAACCACCAGTTAACATCTTTGTTGTAATGACATTTTTAGACATCATTTTGTCAAGTGAATCAAACACGGCTGTTTTTTTGTCGCCCTGAACACCTCCCGCAATCATTGCTTTGTTTAATCCTGTAAAGGCCGCTTGTTGGTCTTTTATCGGTATTAAACTGGTTTTTGCAGCGGCTGAAAATTTAGCGTACTGCCCAGTAATATCATTGAGTTTTAAGCCTAATTTGTCAGCTGTTTCAATCAGATATTTTTGATTTTCGCCATATTCAGCGGCTCCCCCTGAAGCGGTTTTTAAAGCCCTTTGAACGCTTTCACTTTCTTTTGCAACATCAAGCATTTTGGATGCTAATTCAGATAAACCCAAGCCCGCGCCAAGTACACCAGCCATTTCGATGGCCGTACTTTTTATGTCGTTGAAACCATTTTTTATTTCCTGACTGCCTTTTTTAAAATTTTCTGTGAGCATATTTAATGCTACAGAATATGAAAGTTGATTTGCCATTATTTAATTTGTTTTTCTTTTATTTTAGTCATTAATTCAGCTGACATCCTCATTTTTTCATCAAATTCATCCTCTGTCATTTGCTTTTTTATTTCAACTTCTTTTTCAATTTCGGACTCCCAAGAAAAAGAATACAATTTTGATGGTTTATTAATTTTATCGGTTCCAACTTGCGCAATTATATTATACCAAGTGTTTAATCTGTTATAAGTCAGATTTAATTTTAAGATGTTTTCTTCATTATTTATTTTATTATTTAATGCTTTTAAATAAATTGGCATGTCAATTATTTCCATTTCATTTAATACATATTTTGCATCTAAGCCAGCGTTAACAATTAAAATAGATGCAATGTCCTGAATGAATACGACATCTTTTTTTTCATCTGTTTCATCAACTTTTATTTCTTTTTCAATTTCATTTTTAATTGAAAATTGTTTTGAAATATTCCAGATTTTTGAAAATTTGGTTGTAACTTCTTTTGCTATTTTTTTATTATTTAATAGCTCCAAAAATTCATCATAATCAAATACATCATCATTATTTTCCAAAATCATACAGTACATTAATTTGTATAAATCATCACTTTGAAAATTAATTTCATTAAATGATTTTCCTGTAAATTGTTCGAATCGAATAATTGATTTCAGATTTAATTTTAAATTCATATTTTGTTTTTATCTTATACTTATAATGTATTTTTTCAACATCACATATTTTAAGACATAAAAAAAGGCAATGAAATTAATCATCACCTTTTAAAGTTTTATTTTATTTTAATTACGAACCAACAACATGAACCAGCGGGCCAGACCCTTCAAAAGTAACAGAC